GCGCAGATGCAACGAGACGTCGTCGCGCTTCTCCGGGAGCACGGCTACGATCTCACGTTCCGGCGTCCGGGCAACGGCGGATCCTACAACCCGGCGACCGGCGCGATCTCGGGCGGCTCGAACGCCGACGAGACGGCGCGCGTCGTCTTTCTCAATTACACCTCGCGCGACATCGACGGGACGCTCGTCCAGCGCGGAGACCGCAAGGCGGTGATCGCCGCGACCTACAACGGGACCGCGCTCTCGAAGACGCCGCAGATCGACGACGAGCTGCGCGGCGAGGGCGACGCGGTGCGGATCCTCTCGGTGCAGACGATCAAGAGCGGCGCGACGATCCTCGCCTATATCTGCCAAGCGAGGGAATGATGGCGAACGGGCAGATCCTCCGGCAGATCACGGTCGACCTCGACAAGCTGGCCGAGAAGGCAGGCGTCACGGTCGCGCAGGCGCGCAATGAATTTGCAAACCGGCTCTCGCTTGAGGTCGTGCGGGGCACGCCGGTGAAGACCGGGAGGCTCAGAGCGTCGTGGTTTCTCTCCCCGACGCTTACCGGGTCTCCCGGCGCTTCTCCCGGCGAGGCGACAGCAGGCGCGCCCGGCGCGACGCTCGCGCGCCTCTCTGGGCAAGCCGGATCTCTCGCGAACCTCGACGGCTCGATCTATCTCCTCAACGGCGCGAACTATGCGATCTTCGTCGAGGCGCGCACGCAGTTCCTCCGCAAGGTGCTCGCGCGCTCGAGGTCGATCTCGAACCAAGTCGTGACCGAGATCCGCAACATCAAGGCGACGGGGATCCCATGACCGTTATGAACGACATCCGCGCGGCGCTCGAACAGCAGATCGCGAACGTCTCGGGGATCCCGTCCTCGAGCAACCGCTCTTGGGAGAACGTCCGCTTCACGCCGACGACCAACACCGCTTGGGTCCGCATGGCGCTCGTCCCGGTGACGAGCCGACCGGCCGTTCGCGGACCGAGCCCGCAGATCCGGCACGACGGGAGCTTCCTCGTCACCGCGCACCTCCCCGAGGGCGTGGGCCCAGCGGCAGCGGATGCTCTGGCCGACGCGATCCGCGCAGCCTATACAGTCGACACCGGGCTAACATCCGGCGCGGTGACCGTGCGGTTCAATTATTCCGAGCGCGGCGTCGCCGTGCTCGATACGCCGTGGTATATCGTCACGGTCTCGATTTCGTGGTATACCTACACCAGCTCATAAAGGAGGGCTCATTATGCCGTTTTCACAAGGAGCCCGCACCCGGCTCTCCTACATCCCAGAAGTGACCTATGGCACGACCCCGTCGGCGACGCCGGTCTATGTGCAGATCCCCTTCAACACGCACTCTCTGGATCTTCAAAAGCAACGCGTGCAGTCAGAAATGATTACCTCGGACCGGATGCGGTCGGTCGATCGGCACGGCAACAAGTCGGTGTCTGGCGACATCACCGTCGAGATGCGTCCGGCAGATTATGACTGGCTTCTCGAGGGCGCGCTCTTTGGCACGTTCGCCTCGGACATCTTGAACACCGGGACGACGGTCAAATCCTACTCGATCCAAGACGCCGCGCTCGACATCACGCAGTTCCGCACGTTCGAGGGCGTGATGGTCAACACGATGTCGATGTCGCTCGCCCCGAACGCTATAACGACGGCGACCTTCGGGCTCGTCGGGCAGGATATGGTCCAAGCGGCAACTGCTCCGGCAGGCTCGACTTATACCGCCTATTCGACCAACGAACCTTTCGACAACTTCTCGGGGACGGTCACAGAGGGCGGATCCGCTATCGCGATCGTCAGTTCGCTTGACTTCACCCTCAATAACCAGCTCAGCCCGACTTATGTCTTGGGGTCGTCCGTAACTCCTCAAATGCAGTTCGGGATGTCGACGCTCGAAGGGTCCATGACGATCTACTACGAAAACGCCGCGATGATTACCAAGTTCCTGAACGAGACCGAAAGCTCGCTCTCGATCGTGCTCGATGACCGCGTCGCCGGTAAAACCTACACGCTCTTGATGCCGCGCATCAAGATCAACGGCGCGGCAGTTCCGGTCTCGAACCCGGAATCTCGCCTGATAACGGTTCCGTTCGTCGCGCTCAGGGACAGCTCGACGGCGACGCAGTTCCGCATCACTCGCACGACCGTCTGACAGGGCATCGCATGGACCTTTACGACCTCACATTCCGCGATACCTACACCTATCAGATCTTGCACCCGATCACGAAGGAGCCCGTCCTCAACGAGGACGGGTCTCCGCAATGGGTCGAGATCTATGGGGCGGACACCAAGCAATATCGGAACGCGCTCGCCGAAGTGGCGCGTCTCGGGCTCGAGGATCCGACCGAGAAGCTGATCGCGTTCCTCGGCCGGATCACGGCGCGCTGGGAAGTCACGGCCGGGGGCAAGCGCCCGGACGTGAAGAAAGCCGCCGAGGTATATCCCAAGTTCCCGGCGTGGCTGCGCGATGACATCTTCGCGGCAGCATCGACCCGCGCAAATTTTTTCGGCGAGACCTCGGCGAGCTCGTAAAGCACGCCGAGGGCGTCTTCCGGATCTCGCAGAAGGACAAGGACGGGATCTCGCTGCGCGAGCATTACGAGCACATCGAGAAGACGACAGGGATCCGCCCCCCAGAGCTCGACCTCACTCCCTTGCCGGAGACGATGACCGAGCTTTGGGGAGTTTTCCTGCGCTTGCACCGGGCTCGACAGGCCGACGCGCCGATAGCCTTTTCCGAGGTCTTGGCGTATAGTTCGCTCACGGGGCGGATCTTCACGCCGCTCGAGGTCGATGCGATCTCCGAACTCGATGGCCTATGGCACCAAGAGAGGGCTAAGAAATGGACGTGATCTCCCTCGGCGTTGAGGTCAAAACCACCGGCGCGCAACGCGCCAGAGACGAGCTCGGTCGGTTTACAAACGCGACGAAAAGCGCGGCAGGTGCATCGGACCAGCTCGAGGACCAGCTTCGTCGAACGCAGGCCGCAACCAATCAATTTGCGTCGTCGCAGACCAACGCCGCGTCCTCGACGACGGCGCTCGGTCGTGGGATGACGGGCCTCGGCGGCGCGTTTAAGCAGAACTCGAGCGGCATCCAAAACGCGAGCTTTCAGCTTCAAGACATCATCGTGCAGATGGAGATGGGCGTCCCGATCTCCCGCACGCTCGGGCAACAGCTCCCGCAGCTCCTCGGGGGGTTCGGCGCGCTCGGTGCGGTCGTCGGTCTTGCCGTTGGATCAATCCTCGCCATTGGCGGCGCGATGCTGGGCGCGTCGACTAATTCTAAAACACTCAAGGAAAGCATCGACGAGCTTGAGGACGCGATCGCTCGGCTCAACTCCGTTCGAAAAGAGGCAACCTCCTCCGAGCTTGCCGAGAAATACGGGGCTCAAGCAGCGGACGCGCGCGAGCTTCTGGAGGTGCAACGCCAGATCCTACAGATTGAGGCAGAGCGCGCTTTTCGGGCTGCGTCGACATCGGTCACAGATGTCCTCGGGGCCGGGCTCGAAAACCAGACGATCGAGACCGCGATCACAAACGCGATCGAGCTCAACAAGGTCAATCAAGAGCGGATAGCCCTTGCCGAGATGGGGGAGAGGATCGCGCGCGGCGAGCTTCAACTCACCGGCGAGCAAGAAGAAGCCTATATTCGGCGAAAGCAGGCGCTCGACGAGAGCCTCGAGCCCCTCCTCGAATATCGTCGCGGGCTAAACAATATCGCGATGATGTTTCAAGTCTCGGAGGACGCGGCATCTAAGCTGCTATTTCAGCTCATCGCCGTGCGAGACGCGGAGACGGACAGCTCGCGCTTGGATGCGACGCAAGCTCTCGTGCGAGCGATCGAGGAAGTCACCGGAGGTCTCAAGCTATCGACTGACGAGGCGTTGAACCTCGTTGAGGAGCTTGTTCGGTCTGGGCAGCTTGGGCTTGAACTAAAGGGCGCGCTATCTGGTGGAGCTGATGAAGCCGCGAGAATGGCGGACGAGCTTAGTCGCGCGGCGTCAAACGCCTTGGCCGCGTCTCAGAACGCATTGACCGCGCGGCGCGAAGCCGAGATCAGACAGCAGTTCTCAAATGACCCCGTTGGGCAAGCCCGCGCTCTCGCGGAAGTTAGAAACCCGATTGTTCGCCAAGGGGATCTTCCAGATCCCGTTGCGCGTTTTATCAACAGCCTGCGCGGGGAAACGATCGAGAACAGCGCGGCCGCAGCTCAGATCGACGCAGACACGAGAAAATTTCTCGACACGCTCAAGGGCGGCTCGAAAACCCTCAACGACATCGAGCGCGACGCGGCGCGGCTCTACGAGAGCACCCGCACCGAGGCGGAACGCTACGCCGCAGAGCTCGAGAAGGTCGAGGCGCTGTTCGCGGTCGGCGCGATCAATGGCGAAGTCTACGGCCGCGCGCTCGAGGATCTGAACGCTAAGTTCGACCCGTTCACGAAGCTGATGATCGGCGTCGCAGACACCATCGAGAACGAGCTCAACAGCGCCTTCGCGTCTGTCCTCAAGGGCACGGCGGATCTCGGGGACGCGCTGCTCTCGTTCGCCTCGAACGTCCTCGCCAAGGTCGCGCAGGATCTGTTCGCCCAGCAATTCGCCTCCCCGATCTCCTCGGCCCTCACCGGCATCTTGGGCGGGGTCGCCGGAGGCGGAACCGGGTCTCTCGGTCTCCCAATGCCCTTCGCCAAGGGCGGCGTCGTCGAGCAGGCCAAGCCGATCCCCTTCGCCAAGGGCGGGATCGTCTCCGGGCCGACCCTGTTCGAGTTTGCCAAGGGGACCGGCCTCATGGGCGAGGCAGGGCCGGAAGCGATCATGCCGCTCAAGCGCGGGCCGGATGGCGCGCTCGGCGTCTCTGCGTCCACCGACGCGCGTCCTCCGATCATCGTGAACGATTACAGCACCCACGAGGGGGCAAGCTCCGCTCTCATCGACGCGATCAAAGATCTCCTGCGCGTGCAGCCGCAGACGGCGCAGGTCGTGCCGTTCGCTCCGGAGCTCGATGTCCAGCGACAGGTCGTGCCGTTCGCGCCCGAGCTCGATGTCCAGCGACAGGTCGTGCCGTTCGCTCCCGAGCTCGATGTCCAACGACAGGTCGTGCCGTTCGCGCCGGAGCTCGATGTCCAACGACAGGTCGTGCCGTTCGCTCCGGAGCTCGATGTCCAGCGACAGGTCGTGCCGTTCGCGCCGGAGCTCGATGTCCAGCGACAGGTCGTGCCGTTCGCGCCGGAGCCTATACCGGCGCGACAGCCTGCGGCAGCGCAGGCGGCAGCGCAGGCGGCTCCTCAAGGCGCGGCGCAGCCGAACATCACGATCAACAATTACAGCGGGCAGGAGGCGACAGCCTCGAGCGATGGCGCTGGGAACATCGTCGTCGAGATCGGCCGCGCGATCGCGCAGGACATCACGTCCGGAGGACCGACTTACCGGGCGATCCGCACGACCTTCGGGCTCTCAAACCGCTTGCAGCAGAGGGGCTAAATTATGCCGACTTGGCCGGGAACGCTTCCGCAATACTTCGAGGTCGGCGTGCAGGACACGAGACAGCAGGGCTTCATCCGCTCGCAGACCGACACCGGGCCTTATAAGCAGCGCAAGCGGTTCACCGCGACGGCGCGGTTCCTCTCCGGGACGATGCTGTTCACCGGCACCGAGCGCGCGACGTTCGAGACCTTCTACAAGACGACGCTCTCCGAGGGGACCGACGCCTTCGACTTCATCGACCCGGCGGACTTCTCGACCGCATCGGTGCGCTTCGTGCAGCCTCCGACGCTCTCGGCCGTCGCAGGCGGGGGCACGGCTGGGACCGCACAGTGGCGGATGGATCTCTCGCTCGAGGTGCTCCCCTAATGCCGCGCACGCTCCCGACGACGGTCATCACGGCCGTGAACTCCCAGACGACGACGAACGCCTTCCTCGTGCTGCTCGAGGTCTCGCACAGCGCGATCGGGACATATTATTTCGTCAACAATACCGAAAACGTGACATCCGGCGCGAACACCTACGTCGCCTTCCCGTTCTCGGTCACGCTCCCGCCGGACGACCCAGAGCTGCAAGTTCGAGCGCGGCTCACGCTCTCGCACGTCACGAGCGAGCTCAACGTCCTGCGGACGATCGCCGGGCAGCGCGAGCGCGCGACCTTCTCGCTCAAGGTCATCGAGGCCACCGCGCCGACGGTCATCTTGCAGAGCGTCTCCGGGCTGGTGGCGGCATCGGTAAGCTATAACGCGGACGTGATGGACATCGATCTCACGATCGACAACTTTCTGACGGAGCCCTTCCCAAGTGCAACCTTCGCGCCTTCCAATTTCCCCGGCATCTTCTAACTGGTGGAACGCTTATGTCGGGATCCCGTTCGCATGGAACGGGTCGACGCGCGATGGGACGTCGTGCTGGGGGCTCGTTTGCATGATCTACAGCGAGGTCTTCGGGATCCGGCTCCCGCGCTTCGACGAGCTCGAGGAGCAGATCGAGGGCGGCGCGGAGAGCGTCGCGGACTTCGCCTCGACCGGGCGCGAGATCCCGATCGAGGAGGCGCGCTCCGGAGACGTGCTTCATATGTGGGGGATGCACCGGGGCAAGCGGCGCGCGACCCATTGCGGGATCGTCACCGAGCCGGGCTTCGTTCTTCATGCAGAAGAAGTCGTCGGATCGTGTATTTCGCGCTATAAGGGGGACAACCGTTTCTTGCAGCGCGTGATCGGAGCTTACCGCCTTGAATGATCTCACCCCATACAGCGACGGCGCGCTCGCCGAATACATCGAGGTCACGCTGGTCCTGAACCCGCTCGCGCAGGGCGATCGGCTCGTCGTGCGCGTCTCGCCCTCGGGAACGCTCGCCGATCTGATCGCCGCGCTGATCCCGGACGAGCTCGATCGCGATCATATCAGCGCCTTCCTAGGCGGCGATTACATCGAGCCGCAGCTCTGGTCGAAGATCCGGCCGAAGTCGGGCTCCTCGGTCTATCTGCGGATGATCCCGCAGGATCCGGTCTCGATGATCTCGATCCTCGCGACAGTCGCAGCGCCGACGATCACGGCGGCGGTCTTCCCGACGCTCGTCGCCGGTGGCCTCGCGGCTACTATAGCAGGCGCGGCGATTGCGATGGGCATCACCTACGCCGCCTCGGCGCTGATCGGACCCCGGCAGAGCCAAAACCGCGCCGAGAGCGCGAGCTACGCGATCAGCGCAGCGCGCAACGGGATCTCGCCTTTTCAGACGGTCCCGGTCGTGCTCGGGACGCACCGGATGGTCCCGCCTTACGGCGCGGCACCTTACACCGAGGTCGTCGGGAACGACCAGTTCCTGCGCTTCGTCCTGATCTGGGGCTACGGGCCGGTCTCGGTCTCGGAGATCAAGATCGGGAACACCCCGATCGAGGACTACACCGACGTCGAGGTCGAGCACGACTTCGCGGGCAGCGCGTCGACGCTCGGGCTCTATCCCGGCGACGTCTCGCAGGAGGATCTCTCGATCCGCACGACGACGAGCTTCGTCTCGCGCACCACCGCGCTCGACACGACCGAGATCGGGATCACGATCACCTTCCCGACCGGGCTGTTCTCGAACACCTCGAAGGGCCGCAAGACCGC